ACTGCTGTTATGTCTCCTACAGAGGCTGCAACATATGTGCTTATATCTGAGGCAGGGATTGTTTTCATTGTCCCTCCATCATTAACAACAAAGCCATCACTATCTGCTATTGTGATTGATCCACCTACAGATGTACCACCATCCAACAAGTTTAGTTCTGATGCTGTAGCAGTAACTCCATCAAGAATATTTAGTTCTGCTGCTGTAGATGAAACAGCTGTACTGCCTAGAACTAACTGCCCATCAGGGACAACTATTCTAGCTGCACCATTAAGGATAAGGTCATCTGCTGACGCATCCCATGTCATGTTAGCAGAAGCAGTTTCCCCATAAAAAATTACATCAAATCCTACGTCATCTTCACCAACAGTTAAAGTATCTGTTAGTGTTAGTTTAGATACGTTTATACTATCTGCTGCTTTCAACCAACGTACACTATCACCAAATGTAATTTTTACATCCATTGGTATGTGTGCTGCATTTGAAGTAGTTATTTCCCATTTACCATTTGGATCTGTTTGTACAGCAGCTCCTGCTGTAGTACCACTTGACTGGTCATCTGCACTTACATAACCTTGTACAGTTGCTCCTGATATTGGACCACCTGCAGCATTAAATACAAACCCTGTTAACGTCATTGCCATAATTTATCTTCCAGCTCTTGATCTATCTATACCAGCTAGAGCATCACCTACTATTCTTCTTGCATCATCTATCAAATCATCTTCATCAATGAATATAAGATTGATGCCTTCTGCTGCCAGAAATGCTCTTGTCAATATGTCAGACTGTCTTACAGCTGCTCCTTTCTCGTAGTGATAATACACTCCTTGAACATTTATTGCTATATTTGGTGGATTAAAGATCAAAAAATCTATAACCCTACCACCTTTATCTAATCTGCCTCCTGCTAGCTGAGACTGATATTGAAAATCTATATCAGGCTTCAACCCTAATTTTAGCAGAGCCTGCCAACAAAGATACTCTGGTCCACTTCCTACCCACCATTCAGGTGTTGGTATTTCTACTATCCTCTCTGCCATTATAACTCAACTAACTGTAATTGCATCTGTCCCCTTTCATCTAAACCAGTATACTCAAAGCCAGATGCTGCTATTAAGTCTACATTATAAGTCCTACTTGAATCATTGTCTTTATAAGTAAATGGTACTAACGTGTTAGTATTTATAACAGTTGTTATGTTATCTATTTGTTCTTTTACAGATTTCCCAGCAAATGTTTTAGATGCGTCTATATTGACACTAAAACCAAACTTTGGGGGAATTTTTTCCCTAAATCTTAGTTCTATCAAGTTTAAATCAGGACTGCTTGCTATGTTGTTACTAGACATAGTAACCCTAAACTTTATTGAAGAAAAGTCTACACCTGCACCAGATCCAAAGCTGTAAGTTGTAACTCCATTTGTTGTAATAGTTCCCATACTTGTATACGATACATTAAAATCTGTAGCATATTCTATTTGAATGTTAACATTGGTAGAACAGTTACTTGTGATAGCTCGTAATGATATAGCAGTCTTGTTATTTGCAGCATCTCCTCCATCAAAGAATGGTGTTTCCATAGTTCCCCCACCAGTATCGTATTCAAAATCTTCTATTTGATCTGGGTTTATAATATCTGTTTGCAGTTTTATCCAGTACACAACACTACCAAAACCAAACCACAATCTGTATTTGCTATATGCAGAACCTACATGCCCTGATGTAAGTGGCAAAGTGTCCTCCCCTGCCCATATTACTTCCCATGCAGTTTCATTCCATCCTAATACTGCTGCTTTACCTCTTCCAGAAACAACTGGTGATGTTCCACCAATACCTGATGACTGCCTACCAGTTGCATGACCAGAATATTCTTGTGTAACAGCTCCATTTAAAAATACAAGTAAATCATTATGAGTACCTATAAGTTTTGTTATTTCCCCAGAATATCCTGATGGCAATCCATGGTCTCTATCAAAGCCAACCAAACTCACAACTGCTGTATTTGAGCCTGTTTGGTATCTATACAAAGCATTACCTGCTGGGAAATATATTGAGTCTCTCCAAACTATAGCACCCTTACCACCTGCTTGATGGAAAGGTACACGAAGTTCTGTTTCTTCCCATCTATTATTTGTTTCATCATATGCCCATAATCCCAACTTAGTTGTTGCATATATGATAGGACTACCAGCTGCATCTCGATATACCAATAAACCAGTTACTGAATCCTCTGGTAATGGTAGTCGTGCTTTTGGAGTAGCAAGTTGAGTTGGTCCTAATGCCCATTGTAATAATGTTCCATCTTTCTTTATACCCCACAATTGTCCATGCCATATTGTAAAGAATGCCACTTTATTTTTTACATCATCTGAAGCGTTTGCATGAGAAAATGTACTACCATTTGTTGTATATGAATATCCTGAATCTCCCCTAGCAAATATTAAATAAGAAGCAGTAGCATCTGTAAAAACAATGGCTTCTTCAGTAGGGTTAGTAAGTGCAGCACCACCATTCAATGCTCCAGATCCCCAGTTATCACTTGCATTATTGTACATATAAACTTTGTTATCACCAAAGATTGCATATATTTCTTCACTAGAAGCACCAGAACTTTGAAAGCCAATAATAGATATTATAGATCCTGATATTGCAGTACCACTTGATAAAGCAGAAGTTGCTGCATTTAGTTTTCTTGGTAGTAACAAATGACCTTTGTATCTAGTCTGACAAGTAGACCACCATACTCTGTCTATCGTGCCAGGATCTAATCCTCTTTCCCAACCTATACCACCTCTAAAATCATTCTGTGTAAGTATAGATGCTCTTGGATCTGCACCTCTTTGTGTGTCACCAATAGTAAACCTGGGTGCAGCAATACTGACCAACGTCTTACGAACTGGTCCTGATATACGATACCTTTGACTATTTAGTAATATTTCATTCTTGCTAATTACTGATGCCATTAGTCCACCATCTTAGTACCAGGTTTTAACATTGGTAGTGATCGCTCAGATTGAGCTGCTACTCCTTCAAAATACGCAGCACGTCTATCGTTATCATCAGGATCAGTTACACTTCCCCTGGCTAAACTAAACAGCGCTTTACTTGTTGCTCTTGCACTTACAAGTGATGGATCTATCTCACAAGCAGTAGCATCTGTGCTAAGTAATGTTGGAAGTTTATATCCAACCATTCTTATTAAACTATAACCTACTTCTTTTCTTGCTTGTTCTGTAAGATAAATTTCTCTTGCTTCTCTATCTATCCTGTAAGAACCTGACCACAACCTGTTAAATAAAGCAGACTCTGTGTTGACTGCTTTGATGTCATTGATATGTATGTATCTTGCTTGAGGCGTACCTTCTGCAGTTTTAATACCAACAGAAAGGATTGCACCATCTAATTCTGGGTTTGCTAAACTAACTCTGCAATATGTCCAAGTCCTAGCAGATACAGCAGGAATACTTAGTGTTTCCATAATAGTAGGAGAACTTGCCAAGGTTGACGCATTACCTAAACATAAAGTGTAAGTACCAGCACTTATCGCAGTTGTTGATTTGAAGAAAAACTCTACTGCATTCATACCTCGTAAGTCTGTACTGCTTATAGCCTGTGATGCTAGTACATCACCATCACTCAAAGAAGTAGTTGTTTCTATTCTTAACGCACCACTATGTGCTTTAAAATCTTCTGTATCAAGAGTAAGTGTTACATCAGCATCTTTGGTACCCCATACTACATTTGCATCTTGTATCTGTTCAGAATCGTAACGATACCTATAATCTATTGCAGATACTGCAATCATATCTGATGGAATACTATACCTACTGTCACGTATGTGACCATGATTACTTATATCCTCGTCATGCACTAAACCTCTAGGTGTTCTTTGTATGATAGATTCGTTTATTAATTCATGTATTCTTGTAGGAGGAAACTCTGATCTCCAAAATTCATACGTGTCATTAGTCGCTGTGCTTGCAGAGGCAGCAGGAGTAAACGTAAAGGTACCTGTACTACTTGCGTAGTCTGTGACACGCCTTATAAGTCCATCATTTGTCCCTGAAGTAAATACTAACCATCCACCATTGTACTCGTCATCTCCACCAATCAAAGTTGTGTCTAGCAATGTAGTCGTACTACCATTGCCAGTTGCAGAACTTGATGGTAACTGATCTAAGTTAGCAGCAACAGCTCTTCTTATTTGTTCTCTAGTTCTACTTTGTATAGCAGCCACAATTACCTACCTTGTGTTTCTTTTTTGTCTACGCCATTCGGCTATAGATTTCATTGCGCCTTTTAAATCATCTAGTTGTGCTTTAGAAACTTGTTTCGGTTGATTCTTTGCTTGTTGCTTTGCTTCTTTTTCTGCTATCTCTGTTTGTTTATGTAACAGTTCTTGAAGTTGACCACCAGTCAATCTACTTGCACCTGGTATATACACAGGTTTATTTTGTGGTCCAACATGAAAAGTCTCTTCTTCAGCAGATCCTAAAATCCTAGATACATCTTTAGAAGAACCAACCTGTTTCAAACCACGCCTTATACCTTCTGATACTGGTAAATATATTTGTCTCTTAGCCATTTTAATTCCTCTATGTTGTAACTAACACCCCCCCCTTAAAGGGGGGTGTTAGTAAGTTAAGTCTATTAGTCTATGTTCAAGAAAGCTAAACAGTAATCTGTGTCGACAGCGTTAATACCCTGGCAAACACCGATTTCTTGTTCATTTTCATCTGTACCATCTCTGTCAAGTTTAATGAACGCTCCTGGTTGACCACTATTACCTTCAAGTCTTAGTGGCTCACCTGAAACAGCTGCACCACCCATTAGAATTGATGCAAGTCCATTAGTTTGAACATAACCATATTCACTAGCTGCAAGACTTGTGGTTGTTACACCAACTGTTCTTGAAACAACTGTTGTTGGACTAACTACAACTTCGTTGTATGGGTTTTCTATCAAACCTGATAAAGTTGTGCTATCTAAAGCGTCAACTAACTTATCATTTTCATCTAGTGTCAATGTAAGTGTTGCACTAGCATCTGCAGCAGGGTGGCTCTTTATACGATAAATCTGACCTTCACCAGTTCCATCATTTGTGTAAAGATAACCATCTGAATACTGATTTGCAGTAGCAGCTGTGCCACCTAAAGTAACTGTTACTTCAGATGCTCCAGCAGCAGCAGCAGCAGTTACCAAGTCCATGTCATGGTTTGCAACCATTTGTTTAGAAGCTACTCCTTTACCTGCAGTAATTGCACCACTACCATTTTTGACGTACTTAAACTTTCGACCATCTGGCAACTCTAGCACAGTTCCTAAAGCTCTTCGCTTGGCTGTGCTGGTTTCTTTTTCGTCACCAAACTTACCGAATATTGTATGTGGAAAAGACATTTGAATACCTCTTTCTGTTTTTCCTAGTTAGCAGGCTATTAAGTCCTGCGATCGGTCGAAATTAAAGGCTCGTCCGATCATTACACCTTATCGTCCAAAACAGCTTTGGCTTTATCAAGGGCAGCATTACTTGTTTTAGCAACAGGTTTACTCTCCTCTTTAACTTCAACTGTTTCTTCAGGAGGACTTTTGACAAATCCACGTTTCAAGTATACATCAACAAATGTTGCTGGCAAGTTTGGACACTCTACCCATTTCCCTGATGATGATTTTTTCCATAGGGATATTTTTTTCACTCCCCCTACTGACATACTCATTGTTGCGTCTCTAGCCATAAAAGCCTCCTGAATTATTTTTATTTTTTATTATGATGCGTTAGTTACTGGGTTACCAATTTCATACTGTATACCAGCACCTTTAGTATCGTCTACTTCAAAAACTGCATAATCTTCTGTTACTACTACTTCAAAAGCTCGCAAAGAAATATCTCTATCTCTTTCCTCTCTTCTTTCTCGTGCAGCAAGATGTCCTAGTGCAGTTCTGTCAGCAATAACTCCAACACCTGAAGCACCTTCATGTACTGGAATGTTACCATCTTCAAAGAAAGGTACTCCAGCAATCTTAACACCAGTATAGTAATCGCTTACTGCTGGGTTATTAAATGCGTCAGGTAGTGGGTATGTTGCTAACGTGTTACCAATGCTAGATGCAAGTTTCCAAATAGCATTTGGGTGATGTACTACATAAATATCATTGCCAAATTTATCTGCTTTTGCATTTGCAATTATAGCAGAAGCATTTGTCAAATTAAGATCTTTGTTATCTTCACCTAAAAGTGTTCCACCATTTAAAGTTGGAAAAAGTGCAATAATATCTGAATCTTTCTTTCGAGCCATTGCGTCACCCATTTGGCGACCAATGATTCTAAATACATCTTCGTTGTTTTGTTGTACCAAAGTATCAGTTATGATTACTTTTAGACCTACTTCAGCTGTTGTGGCTGTAACTGTGGAGACATCAATGTCCTCACTATCAACCATATCAACACCTTCTACTAAGTCCTCAGCATCCATCTGCCCTACTTTTGGAATTGTTAATTGGAACTCACCTTTGCCTAAGTTAAATTTCTCAATCAAACCTACCATAGGTGCGTTATGCTCTTCTGTGTATCGTGCAGCAGCGAGCATTATTCTCGACATATTCTGTAAATTGCCAGTAGTCGAAGTTTGTGTACTGTTTGCCATTTTAATTTACCTCATTAATTAGCCAAATATAGACAGTCCTAGCTTTTTAGCAGCTGTTCTTGCCATATCTGTTGTTACGTTTGGATCGCCAGAATTGTATCTGTCGATTACATCTTCTGCATCTGTAGGCGCAACATCAGGTGAGGGAGAAGCATTAGTCATAGTTTGTGCTGGAGTATTCTTAGCCAATTGTTCTTCTAGTTTTTTAGTTCTAAATAAATTCTTAGCCATTTTTTCCATAACTGCAGGATTATCAATATCTTGCAGTTCTTGATAAGGAACTTGGTATTGTGCAGCCAGCTCATAAGCCTTTGCAAGTTGAGTGCGTTGATTCATTTCTTGGTTTTTTCCCTGAATCTCTCTGGCAATTTTAGCATTTTCCATTTTAGCTACATAAGCTTCTTTAGCCATAATAGCATTGTCATTTGCTAACTGCCTTGCCATTTGCTCATCTAACCCTTGAGTCATATACTTTTGAGTTAGTTGTTGTTCGTAACTTGCAACTTGCTCATCTAATTTATTTAGATTAGCTTGTTCTTCAGCTTTAATACGCTGTTGTTCTGCTTTTTGCAACTGAGTTTCTAACTCAGCCATCCTCTTATCTGTACTAGACTGATACTTTCTAAACGCTTCACTTGATTGTAGTTCTGCATTTGCATCAGATGGTTGTTCGGTTTGAGATCTCGACTCTGGTTCATTAACCTGGATAGAGTTATCACTATTTTCTATAGACTCATTTGACTCCTCAACAACTGGCGTTGGTTCTTCAACTGGAGTTGAAGCATCAGTCGTAGAAGAAGCATTTGTATCTACAGGTATATCAGTAATTTCTACCTGTGATTCTTTCCCTGCATCATTTTGCTCTGTTACCATTATATTTTTTCTCCCATAACCTAACACCTGTTAGATGGTAGGTTACAATTGTTTAGGTTTCTATATAAATCATAATTGAATATTTATCTATTTGCAACTGTTTGTTGATATGTTGTTCCCCCTACTTCTCTTTGCAACTCTCTAACTTCATCAAACCTGGAAGGATCTGTAGGTGATATATTACCCATGTGTAGTTTAGTAATTTTTTGCTGTATTCTAAACGACATTGCTACCTCTCTTGTAAAGTTTGTATTTAGTTGAAAAAATTGCAAAGGGAAAGGAGTAGTATATTTGTTTGCTAAAATAAATTCTCTTTCTTCAGGAGTCAATCTATTCAAATATCTTGCCAAAAGATTTTCAGCTCTATCATAGTCTCCATCAAAAGTAGCTTTATCATAAATACTTTGTTGATAATCATAATAACCTTTTGATGCTAACTTGAAGTCTCTCAAAGGATCAGTTTCAGATATTGTAAATTCATCCCTAGATGGCACACCAAATGTAGCTAAATTAATTCCTCTTTTTATAGTTTTCATTCTTGAGTGTGCATTTCTAATTTCCCTAGATTTTTCACTTCTGTTTAATTTAGGGTTGGCTAAAATTATCATCATTGTATCTTGGAAATCTGAATGAAGTGATGCAACCTGTTCTGTGTATTCATTAGGAGAAAATCTACTTGCATTGTAATAAAGAATATCTGTGTAATCTTGTTCAAACTCCCACAACTCATTATATTGCCTTCTAAATTCTGATTGAGCTACAGTATTTTTATTAGGATATACAGACATATTCATACCCATAAAAGCAGGCAATGCAAGTCCAAGTGCTGCATTTTGACCTTCTAATCTAGCAAGTTCTGTAATTTCTTGTATAAACAAAGGTGCAAACTCTTGTATACTTTCAACATCTGTTGGAATAAACGCATCTGCAGCGTTAGTAATTTCATCTCCATAAAAATCCTGCCCTGTTGTAAGGCTAACAATACTTCTTGCACCTGGACTAAGTTTAGTTCCTAAAAAGTTTACAATAATTTCAGTAGTCTCAGTTTGATAAGGTTGCCCTGTTTGAGATAACAATTCACCATTAGGAGCTGTATTATGAACAACTCTATTGATAAGTCTTAAGACAGGTCCCATACCTGCAGTTAAATCTATATTTATATTATCTTTTTTTAGTTTCAAGAAATTACTTTTACGTGAATCCATTTCTACATTGAAACCATTCAAAACTAAAAGGCTACCTATACCTGTAACAACTGACGCAAAACCTATCATGTCTTTTGCCATTTTTCTTGCAATAGATGTATCTGATCTTGAATTTCTTATTACTTCATTGAAAAATAAAACAGGAACTTGAAATCGTGAAGCTACCCATCTTGGTGCTAACGCTACAGCATTTAGTTCTCCTGCATATTTTTGCAACTTACCCAAGTCTCCTCTACCAGTTCCAGCATTTACAAAACGAACATATTTTTTCATTTTGTCATTAATTATGTCTTTTGAATCTCCACTATTTTTCAAAACATTATAATAATCTTTAGTCAATCTATATCTAAGTGTATTCAAAAATGAAGTATGAAATCTTTCACCTGCTTTTATTAAATTACCTATACCAGGAACTTTCTTAATCCAGCTAGATATAAAAGCTTCTTCCCTCAAAGATAAAGGACTATCTGGATCTGCAATATACAAACCATAACCTGCACCTTCATCTACATTAGTTATAGGATTTACAGCTCTGTAGTCACTAGGTGTAGTAAACCTAGAAAAATCAGGATCTTTATATATGTTAGCCATTGCTCGATTATAATTTGTAGTGCTATAAAAAGTTTTCATTGATTTAGCTATATCATTTAGATACTTTACAGGATTTCCACTAAACACCAAACCTTGATTAAATACTGCTCCTAAGTCTCCACCTAAAACTAACATTCTAGGAATATTTAAAATTTCCACTAAAGCAGTAACTAGTTTTTGTTTAAGGCTCATATTGGTAAATTTATCTAACTGTCTTTGTCTTTTTACTGCAGCTATAGCAGCATCATCTAACCCAAAAACTCTAGCCAAAGCATTAGCTTCTGTTCTAGTAAGCGCTTCTCCTGCAATATCTAAAGTTTCTTCAAGTTTATTTTTTGTAGTTATATCATTGATTTTTATACCTGTTATTTTTTGCAATGCTGAAACAATATTTAAATAATCAAAAGATCTTATATTACCTGTTTTTGTTATAGTGAATCTATTAACATACGCAAGTAAACCCTTAAACTCTTCGTAAGACATATCTAAAGGTTGAAATCCTAATTTTGCAAACTGACCACGTGCGCCACTAAAAGCATTTTGAGTCTGTTCTATAGGATCTTCTGAAGATTTAAGACCTTTACCAATTTTTTTAGCCTTAGCTTTTCTAAACTCAGTCAAATCTTTTTCATTTCTTTTTATAAGTACAGCTGCTTGATCAATTAATGCTGGTAATCTTTTTACAACTTCAGAACCTATAACAAAAAAACCTTCAGGAGTTATTTCTCCATTATTAAATAATTTACTATCTCCAGACTCCCTAACTTGTTTAACTGTTCTAGGAACAACACCTTGCAATATTGCAGGAATTTCTTTATTGGCGCTATGATAAGTTAAAGTTTCATTAATGTAAGCATCTTCACCATCAAAACCTTTAAAAATACCTGTAAATCTTCTTATAAGGTTTATAATTGTTTGTCCTAATGGCGTAACAGTTTGTTCTATATTTTTATCATCTATAAGTTTCTTACTTGTATTTTTTCCTTTAGCACCCTTCTTAAGGTTTCTTAATATTTTTCTTCCATCTTCAGTTTCAAAAGATTTTCTAGTATTACTACTTCTTGAAAAAGATAACTCATTTTTTCTATTAGGATTTTCAGTTCGCCTTACAAAATTTTTATTAATATTAGCATCATCACCAACTAATATTATTTGTCTATGTATTCCATTTGTATTTTGCTGTCCAGCTAGCCATGTTATGGCATCTACACCTGAATCTTGATAAAGTTTATTCAAGCCATCTAACTTTTTATTTCCTTTAGAAAATTTTACTCTGTTATTTTTGTAACTTTGTACTATATCTTCTATGAAATAACTATTTTTCTTTAGCAATAAAGATTGACTTATAAATTGTTCATTAGTATTTGCTGTCCTTGCAACAATAGGATCTACAACTAAATTAAGATCTAAAGACCTATCAATACGTTCACTAAATACTTTTGCAATAAACCATTCTGCTGCTTTAGCAACTTCAAGAGCAGCAATATTTTCTTCCCTAAATTTTTTACTAATTTTTGCTGGGAGAGTAAATGATTTTTTCGTAGCATCTTTCTCTCTAATAAACCTAACCCCTAGAAAACCTTCAACAAAGTATTTTGTAAATCCTGTTAGATAGGTATGATGTAATCTAAAATCGTTATCCTGAAACAAAACATTGCCATATGCTGTTCTTACATAATTATCAGTAAAATGATTATCATAATAAGTTAGTTCATCTTTATTCAAAAAACTTTTAAATATTCTTCTACCAGAAAATTTATTTTGAAATAATTCATCAATTATTATTAAATCTTTTATTATTTTATTATCTTTAGGATCAAAAAATCTCATAGGAACTGCAGTAGAATCACTAAGTAATTCTATAACTGTTCTTACAGTAGCATGAGTGCTTATGTTTTTTGCTAAAAGATTAACATCTAAATTATTATCTATTGCATAAATTTCTTTTTGTTTTAATATCAATTCTTTATAATTTGAATAACCATATTCTCTAGCAATCAAATCAACATTATTGTTATAATCTTGTATAATTTTATTTGTTGGCGCACCTATATATTCATCAAAGTTTAATTCTTTATCAGCATACCTATTTGCAAGTTGAGTATTATAAAATTTATCCATCAAAGACTCTGCTGCTAAATCTCTATAATTAGGATCAAGATTGTCATAAACTCCAAAATTATCTGCACGCAACACCCTAGACTCTGGTATTGCAATATTAAATGCTTCAATAGACTGGTTAAATTCATTTAAGCCTGAAGCCTTAGTAAAAGGTTTAGTAGCAAACATATCGCCAGAAAGGTGCATACCAGGTGACAAATAACTGTCAAATATTGGTGTATTAGAATGAATAAAAGAATCGCTTACAGGAAATCCAGTATGAAAAACTAATGCAGGTGTACCATCTTCATACTTAAATGCACTACCCCTAACAGCAACTTGTTCAGCAGGAGTAAGGTCATTTAATATTTTTCCATTATCTCTATTTTCAATTATCATATCTAAACTTTTTCTAGCTTCGATACTTTGTGTTTGCAAAGTATTGTAAATAATTATTGGAGAATCATTATCTATTTGAGCAGCTTGTCTAACTATTTCATCTGTACCTGATGTATTTTCCAATTGCAAGAGACGATTTATAACACTTTTATTATTTGGGTTTTCTAAAATTTGTTCAGCAAAAGGTTTAGAAATACTAGACAATAATTTAGTTTCCATATTAGATATTTTTGCACTTTCAATTTCTATTGTTTTTTGTACATCTATATTTTCAAAATTTCTCATACCTGCAAAATTATCTGCATTGATAGCATCTTTATTAAAGTAATTCAAAGCATACTCAAACAAATCATTTGCTTTTGTTCTTAACACTTGTGTTGGTAAATCAGCATTTAAGTCAGCATTGATAAGTGTAGAAATAATTGTTGCAGGTTGCTGTGTAATAATTTCCCTAGAAGATCCAAATAATTGAGGCATTATATTTCCTTCAACTATATTATCCAAAACTATTTTAAAATCATCATACGCAGATTCTAAAACTTCATCTGTAACACCTGACAAATCTACTGCAATATTTTCTTTTCTAAAAACTTTATCAAATAAAGCTTTTAGTGTTTTTGCTAATTGAATAAATATATTATCGTATTTACTTATAAAGTTTGGATCAGTTACTTTTTGTAATCCCCAATAAGAAAACAAATCTGCAAATGCTTCATGAACATCAGTAACAAAGTTTACATTTGGTTTAGAAGCATACTTGAATGTGTATATATTGTCCCAGTTTCTAAAATTAATCAAATCTAATTTATCTAAATCACCTTTATTAGTTATTGGATCTTCTAACAATTTTCTTTTTTGAATTATTTGATTTTTTATTGCTATAGATAAATCATCAAACTCTTGTTGAGGCAATGCTCTAAATACATCTGGGAGTGTTGCATGAGCAAATTCATGTATCAAGGTTGCAAGGTCATCTACTTCATCTATACCTTTTTGAAACAATTGTATTGTAGATGTAAACCTTGGCATTGGATCTGCATATCTTAATATATTTCCATCAATTACCTGAGATAAACTTCCTACTGGATGTGTAACCGTTCTTCCCATCCCATAAGGTGAATTTAAATCTACATTCTTTGGATCAACTTGGTCAGAAATACCTCTAATTGCAAACTTGATATATTCTTGTTCACCTAAACCTAAAGAACTTGCTAAAAATTTTAGTAGAGGACTAAAAACTTCTTTGGTTGTTTGCCTGGAAGCCTGACTAATATTCAAAACCTCACCCACACCATCTATGTAGTCATCAATATTTTCAACTTTTTTGGTAATTTCTTTACCACGAATTTTAGCATTAATTGTATTTTCTGATGGATTAAACCTAGCAAGAGATGGTTCAGTCTGACCTATTCTATTTATTCCTCTTTGTTCTTTGAAATCTCTTATAGATTCTAACGAACGCCTTACATTATCTGCTCTTTGCAAATTGAAATCACTAGGAGATCTTCTCAAAATACCTTCTTGCAAAATCAATCTAGGTTCATCAATTACTGTAAATAAATCTCCTGGTAATCCTAAGTCAGATGGTGGAAAATTTATATCTCCATAAGTAATTGGTCC